TTGAACACTTAGGTGAAATCAGTCAAATAGATGGTGGTGCAATTGAACCTGTAGACATTATCACATTCGGAAGTCCTTGTCAGGATTTATCAATAGCAGGAACTAAAAAAGGATTAACTGGCAATCGCTCCGGTCTTTTTTATGAGGCCGTCCGTATTATCAAAGAAATGAGGGAAAAAACTAATGGTAGATATCCGAAATACATCGTCTGGGAGAACGTCCCAGGCGCGTTCAGTTCAAACAAAGGGGAAGATTTCAGGTGCGTCCTCGAAAGCATCTGCCACATCGCAGATGAGACCGTATCAGTTCCTTCTGTTAAGAAGTGGCAGTACGCAGGAGAGATCGTGGGAGACGGTTACTCCGTTGCCTGGAGAATGCTGGACGCCCAATACTGGGGAGTGCCCCAGAGAAGAAAACGTATCTACCTTGTCGCAGATTTTGCAGGCGGGAGTGCCGGAAAATATTATTTGAGTCAGAAGGCGTGTCTGGGTATTCTGCGGAGGGCTTCCGAGCGTGGCAAACAGCTGCCGGATGTTCTGAAGAGGGCACTGGAGAGACAGGCCGCATCTGCCTGAACGATCAGGGCGGCAACCGAATGGATGTGACGGAGGATGTGACCGGGACACTCCGGGCACAGAATCACGGACATCCTCCCGTGGTGATGGCGGCGGGCTTCTGCACCGAGCCTTCGGCAAAGACCCGTTCCATCGGATATGAGGAAGAGACATCCCCGACGCTCCGGGCGGGCACCGTTCCTGCTGCTGTTTACGAAAACCACAGTCAGGATACACGCTACACCGGTCCTGTAGATGTCGCTCCAACGGTCATGTCAGCCTACGGCACCGGCGGCAACAATCAGCCCTTCGTGGTGGAAACGCCTAAGATGCTAAAAATACGCTCCGGCTGTGAAGGCGGCGGCAAGGGCGCGCTTATCCAGGACAACAAGTCCGCCACGCTCGGATGCAATAACGATCAGACGCTTTTCGTTCCGACCGTTTACGGCATCTGCTCCAAGGACTCCAATGCCATGAAGTCCTCCAATCCCCACAGCGGGATTTATGAGGCGGATACGTCACGGACGCTTGACTGCAACGGCGGCAATCCTTCCTGTAATCAGGGCGGCATGGCTGTCGTGGCGCTTGAGGGCAACGGTGCAAGACCGTCCCATAAGGGCAGCGGCTATTCCGAGGACGACGTCAGTTTCACGCTGAACGCCACGGAACAGCATGCGGTGGCGTACTGCGCATCCAAGACCTCCTTCTTCATGGACGCCCAGAAGGAACAGGCGAACACCCTGGTGGCTACGGATTATAGAGACCCGCCGCTCATCAACGACCGGGACGGGGCTGACTACATCGTCCGCAGGCTCACGCCGACCGAATGTGCAAGATTGCAGGGTTTCCCGGACTGGTGGTGCTCTAATCTCGAAACAGAAAACCCAACAGAAGAGGATATTAAATTTTGGACAGATGTTTTTGAAACACACAGAAAAGTCATTACCAAAAAGAAAAGACCGAAAACAAAAAATCAGATTGTTAAATGGTTAAAGAACCCACGTAAAGATTCTGCCGAATACAAGATGTGGGGCAACGGAATTACGCTGCCTATTGCGGTTTTTGTTCTTTCAGGAATTGTATGGGCAGATTCTGATGATTGTAAAACGGGATAATAATAAATTTTGTAACCTCCCTTTTTTAGTGGAGGTTATTTTTATATATACGAAAAATAGAGAGAAGAGGAAGGTGATATTTTATGGTAAAAACAGCAGAGTTAATAGATAGGGTGTCTGATCGAATTTTTCTTGAAAGAAGTTTATGCAGAGAAGTTGTTGACGCACTTATCTTAGAGATTAAAGAAGCGTTAGCTGATGGTAATGATGTTATAATGCCTACGTTTGTTACTTTTAAATTAACTAAAAGAAATCCTTTTTTTGGATCTATTGCTAAAACCGGTGAGAAAGTTTTTTATCCTGAGTCTAATTCAATTAAATGTATTTGCAGCAGAAACTTTAAATCATGTGTTCGTAACGATCCTACCTATTTGCCAATTAATAGTGATGAAGCAATAAAATTTAGAGAACAACAGGAGATTGAAAAAGAAGCTAAACAGGAAACAAATAAATATAAAACCGACTATGAAAAACTTAATGAATATGCAATAAAAAAAAATGCAAGAGAAGCAAAACTCAAAAATAATTTGTATGGTGAAGAAGATAGCTATTCAGATTTTAACTTTAATATAGATGATGAAGGAGAAGACTAAGAAAATGAAAAGGAAATATTTTAAAAACATGAATGAGCTTGCAAAAAAAATGTATGAAATCGTTAGGGTAACTGATTCTGTAACTGCGGTGCTGTTTTTTGACAAAGCGAGCGAACTTACAAAAAAACTATTACAAAACCCAAATATAAACATCGGTGTCATTGAGTTAGAATCGGCACATGAGTATGGCGCATACGATAAAGAATTTTATGTAACATTAACATATGTCGATGGTGTAGAACTTTATGTTGAAAAAGCACTTAACGAGTGTGGTAAGTATTTATTCAGCGGCAGTGGTGTTGTTTATTTAGATGGTGATGTAAATTCAAAAATAGTTGATAGTTTTGAGGATGGAACAAAAAAATATGAAATTGTTGACAACACCGAATTTTCAGATGATGAGTATGATAAGCGTGAAGATACAAATAAAGGCAAAAAACTGATTTTTAAACGGAAGGAAAAGCCTGTTCTAAAAGTTGAGATAAATCCAATTAAACGATATTATCACACATTTACGGATGATTGCTACCTTGACGATCTGCTTTTTTGGTGAGTTAAAAGGTGTGTGATATTTAATGCCTAAAAAGAAAAAAAGAACATCTGAAATGCGGCAGGCGGCACTTAAAGAAAATTCGCACTCATGTATTTTATGTGGAAGACCATTTAGCCAGCCATATTTTAATAAATGCGGTAGCCCGTTTATTACAGGTACGGGATATTTACCTGTATGCAAAGAATGTTTAAAAAAACTGTTTTATAGTTATTACATGAAATATGATATGAATGAAAAAAAAGCAGTAAAACGTGTGTGTATGTTATATGGATTATATTACAGTGACAGAATTTTTTATGCGATAGATACCGAAGGTGTAACAAGTAAAGAACAGTTTATTACAAAATATATTCGTCACCTGAACTTAAATAGATACATTGATAAAACATTCGATGATTCACTGGATGAGGGCTTTTTATTTGATGATGTTCGCCCTGAAGCGGTCGATGTTGAAATTGAAAGAGGCGATTATCTTGAATGGCGAAAAGACAGAGACGAAAAAAATCGTGAAAAAAGAGAACGTAAAAAGTTAAATGAAAAAATCAAACAAAAAAATCGTGTATTTTGGGGCGATGGTTTTGACTATGTGGATTATAAAGCGTTAGACGAGCACTATGATTATTTAACTGAAGCAAACCCAAATTACGACAGCAATCAGGAAATATTCATTAAAGATTTATGTGTTTCAAAAATGCTTAAAGATAAAGCTGCGGCTAATGGTGATATAGATGGATTTAAGAAGTTATCTGAATTATATAGAAGTACATTTAAACAAGCTGGATTAAAAACAATAGACGATGTGAGTGGCGCAGAAGATTTTTCTATTGGTGTTAACCTACGCAGAATAGAACAATATACACCAGCGGAGTTTTATAAAGACAAAAATTTATATAAAGATTTTGATGGACTTGGTGATTATTTCGACCGATTTGTTTTAAGACCGCTCAGAAATCTGCAACATGGCACGACTGATCGGGATAAAGAATACTATGTAAAAGATGAAGGTGATCTTGATGTCGAATAAGCAAAATACCGATATTTATTATAATGAAATTGCTGATGATAATCAAAAACAACTTCATACACATTTTTCAAACGAACAATTTCTTGGAAACCCAAAAAATATAAATAATCTTTTAGAGTGGGCAACTTTTTTTAGGAGAAATTTACACAGATTTGCAATAGATTACCTTCGTATTGGTTTATATCCATATCAGGCGGTTTGGTTATATTTAATGGGAATCAACAGGTTTTTTGTTGTTATTGCGAGTCGTGCTTCAGCAAAATCATGGATTATTGCGCTTTATGCCTGTTGTAAATGTATATTATATCCACAATACTCTGTTGTATTAGCAAGCAGCACACGTGGGCAATCAAAAATATTAATTCAGGATAAGATAGAAAACGATCTTATGGGCAGGTCGCCTGTTTTAAAAAAAGAAATAAAAAACATCGTAATAAATGCTAATGATATGTACGTCCGATTCAGAAATGGAAGTACGATTCGTGTTGTTACAGCAAACGAACAGGCGCGAGGCAATCGGAGTAACTGTATTGTCAGAGAAGAATTTAGACAGATAAAAAAAAGTATTGACGATGGTGTATTATCCCCTTTTCAAATTCTAAGACAAGCAGAATATCTTCAAAAAGAAGAGTATTCCGGAATAGATGAACTACAGGAAGAAGCTACCGATATTTATATTTCATCAAGTTGGTTTGATAATAAAAGTGAAGATTCATGGATGTGGGATATAGTTGATCAGGCTTATAACGGTATGATTGCCGGAAAAGACTCTTGTTTACTCGCTTTTGATGAAAGTGTTGCTCTTAAACATAAAATTAAAAGTCAGGCGTATTATCAGACTGAAAAAATGAAACAAGACCCTATAACGTGGCGGCTTGAATTTATGAACGAACGGTTAAAGGAAAACAAATCGTCTTTTTTTACATTGCCCATGTTTACAAAAAATCAAGTTAATAAACAGGCGTTTTACCCACGACAAACTATTGATTTTTTATCGCACAAAAGAAATAAATATGCAATACCAAAACAACACGGCGAAATTAGAATTGTGTCTTGTGATATGGCTTTTATTGAAAAACAGGGAAATGACAATTCTATTTTTACCTGTATGCGATTGTTGCCTGAAACCAAAACATACACCCGAAGCAATCTTGAAGATATAGAATTGAGCAATGGTTATCGCAGAATTGTTTCATACATGGAATCCGTTCAGGGTGGTGATACAGCTAAACAAGCACGAAGGATACGTCAGCTATTTGAAGATTTTGAAGCTGATTATATCGTACTTGACACTCGGAACGCAGGGATTGCCGTATATGATAACCTTGCTAAAGTAATGTACGATGAGGAAAGAAAAATAGAATACTCCCCTCTTTTGTGCATGAACGATGATAGTATTGCGAACAGAATTAAATCAGAAGGTTCAAATCCTTGTATATATGCGATTAATGCATCACAGAAATTAAACAGCGATATTGCGATTGATTTTAGACGGGTTTTAAGTGAACAAATGATTGAGTTTTTTATACCTTTTGATTTAGCTGTTGATGAAGTCCTTTCTCAGAACAGTGATTATACAAACGCAATGGAAGTTGATGATCAGATATTTTATGAACGACCTTTTTTGGAAACACAGGCGTTTATTAATGAATGTATCGGTTTAACATATGAGAAAAAAGAACAGACTGGTGCAATAATTCTTAGAGAATCTGCGACAAGTCATAAAGATAGATATAGTTCCTGTAGTTATGGGAGTTGGTTTGGAACATTACTTGAGAAAGATTTGTTTTCAGGGAATGAAGAATATGAATATAGTGTTTTTATTAATTAGAGAGGAGGCGATACGATGGTAAAAGACAAAAACACTGTTAAAAACAATAGTAATGGTAATCGCCGTACTCAAAATAAAAAACAAGATTATAATAAAACAGAATCAAATGAATTTAATTCGTTTTATAGCTCACGGCAATATACAACATTTAATTCTGATTTAGATATTTTTGATTTATATTCGCCTGAAGTCGTAGAGAGTATTGTACGGCATCCAATGGAGTGGAATCAGGAAATTAGAGAATTATCTTTAATGCTGTATGGAACAAACAGCACGTTTACTCATGCCGTTGATTATATGGTTGCAATGCCAACATTAGATAGAGTAATTATCACTCATGGCGATAATAAAGAAAAAAAACAAAAGAATAAAGAATTAATGAATTCAACACTTAGAACCATCAAAGATCGTACAATTGTTCGTGATGCTCTTTTTAAAGGGATGGTTGAGGGCGTTGCTTTTTATTATTTTGAAATATCTAAAAGGCCAATTGATAAAACTAAAATGATGTCTGATTATGATGTCCGGAGTATTATTGAAATTAATGAATTAAATGCTTTAGGGTTGAACGCTGAAATTATTTCCCTTCCTGCTGATTATACACAGATTGTAGGAATAAAAAATTCGTCTTATGTTATAGCTTTTAATCTTGATTATTTTGATATTGCAACCGGTGAATCAGTCGAACAGAAACTGCGTAAATATCCGAAGGAAATCAGACAGGCATATAAAAAACGCCGTGAAGGTTTGTTTCAGGGTGGTAATTGGGTTGTACTGGACAACACTAAAACAATCGTACATAAAATACGATCTAAAAGAAATGAAAAATTTGGAAGGCCGCTTGTCCTTTCGGCGATAAATGACATCCTTTATAATGATTATTTTACACAGACAAAACGTAATATCTTAGATGATATTAATAATAAAGTTATTTATCAGACTTTCCCAGAAGGTAAGGAAAAAGGAAAATCGGCATTAACAGAAAAGCAACAAAGAAATCAGCACGACAAAGTGAAAAGTGCAGTAATGAATAAAAATAATCGTGGCGGCGTATCATTCTTTTCTGTTGCGTCTGGCACAAAACTTAACACTATAGATTCTTCAAATACCGAATTATTTGACGATTCTTATGAATCGAATATATCAGATAAAATTGCATTAGGATTGGGTATTGCCGGTTCCCTTCTTAACGGTGTAGGGAGCGGTAGTTATTCGGCACAGTTGCAGAATTTAGAATTAATCACAGGTCAGATTTTTCAGTGGATCGAACAGATAACTGATGAGATCAACAAATGTATTTCAGAAAATATTATCAAAGACCCTACAAATTGGGTCGAAGTAAAATATCTGAAAATTACAAATGTTAATAAAAAAGACACAATTAGTAATGCAAAAGAACTTTATCTTCAGGGAAAAGGAAGCCTTTCACTTTGGGTTGCGGCTTGTGGCGTGGAACCGGAAGTATTTTTCGCCCTTCTTGATGAAGAGCTTGAAAACGATTACGAGAATAAATACCCTGTCCATAAAACGAGTTATGTTCTTTCAAAGGATGAGCAGAAAAACGAAGAAAATAAAGGCGGCAGGCCGCAAACGGACAATCCAACAGACAGCACAATTGCTGGAAGAAACAATCTTACAAACGATTTGCCTGCGCCGAGCGATTAATAAGGAGGTTATTTACAATGTCATATGAGAAAACAGTTTGGAATAAAGGCGATATCATTACAGCCGAAAAATTAAATAAGATTGAAAATGCTATCGAACTGATTAATTCTGGCCTTGATTAAACTTAATTAAGTTTTTATTTTGATTAATTTTAAGAAAAACTTAAATATTTAATTAATAATATGAAAGGTGGTGATGAGTTATTGAGAGTATTTGAAGTTTCTAATAAAAAAAGTAAAAACGGAAAGCGTTGGTTTAAAGCTGTTCTTCATAGAATTTATCCTGATTCATGCGTTGATGATGTAAATCAGGTTGGTACAGAATCAAATCTGAATGGGATTACGTGGATTAGGGAGTATTGCGAGAAAGCTCTTCCGACTATCAAAGGTATGAGTTTACGTTGTGAATTTATTGATGATGAAAGAACTGAAATACATGGTCATGGATATACGGATCGTGCTGATGGGGATCCGCTTTTTGAAAACGCTTCAGTAATTGGAACTTTTACAAAAGGATATATTGACGAAATTGAAGATGATACAGAAGGAAAAATTCTTGTTTGTATAGGCGAAGGAGAAATTGACGCTCTGTGTTATCATAGTTTTGTTGAGAAATTAGACGAAAAGGCTGAAATGGGCGTATATCCATATGGGAGTGTAGAAATTCTGCATACGGATAATAATAAAGAAATTATTTATAAATATGGATATAAAGAAGAAGGCAGAATTCCTGTTGAGTTTAATTATTCAGGTTATGCTTTACTTGGAATACCACCAGCCGATGAAAGCGCAAGAATAATTGAATTTAATGAAGAAGAACAATATAAGGAGGATTTAATCGAAATGGATAGAGAACAAGTAAAAGCAATTGTACAACAAACAATTGAACTTCTTACAGATAAAGATACTGAGTTTGACAGACTTAAAGACGAATATACAGAAAAGATTGAAG